CTTTTGGGAGATTTGCAAGATCATCAAGTTTGACATTCAATAGATTCGCATCAATACGCTCAGCAATCTTTTCTTCAGACATCTCAAGAGTTATGTACAGAACATTTAGATTTTGGGAAAGACAAGAGGCTGCGACGTGACACATAAACAAAGATTTGCCAACACCTGTATTGTGTGAAGAAACACCATTAGTGTAATATCTATGATTCTCATGGTTCACATTAATATCAACAATCGGGATTTTTAAACCAGTCTTAGAAACTCTACCAATAGAGAATCCAGAAACTGTATTGAATTCTTCAACACCAATCTCACAAAGATCTTTTGCATATTTCCAACCAGATGCGGTCTCAAATAGATGATTTTCGTTAACTCGAACTTCCGTTCCATCGTCCATCGTCAACTTGTATTCTTCCCACTCACCTTTATCAATAAAGAAATTCACACCAACCCATCCATCAGGCGAATCAACTTCGACTTCATATCCTTGATTCAGAAGAGTTTGAATTTCAGAAATTGAAGTTTCTTTAGTTTCCCACATAAAATTCCTCATAAAATGAATATTCACGATCCTGCTAATTTTCAAAAATATGCGTCTCTTGGCGGCAAAGCACTTAAAGGTATGATTTGCGTAACTAATGGTGTACATAGAACTAGAATCAGACCAGATAAATTACAAAAATATATTTCTAATGGTTATCGTAAAGGATTTACTGTTTCTTCCTGAATCTGATTCTAACTCTCGTTTCTGGATGTACGCATCCTGCCAGAGCAATGTTAAGTGTCTTAGTCGGCAATCCACCTTTTGTGATCCGATTAAAATAATCTAGATCAAATGGAATACGCTTCTCAGTCTTATGGTAAAACTCATATCGCTGATCAGAGTTCTCAATATAATCGTGTCCAATATTTGGATCAAATGAAATCGACAAAGCATCTGATAATATCTGAGGGATTGAACCCTTAGACTTATCAGTCTTTGTCTTTCCATCTAGAATCTGGATTGATTCTAGAATTGCGTTATGTAACGCTTTCTCTTGACAGAACTTTTCTGTTTGTTCAACAAGCCACTCAGATTTGCTTACCTCAGTATCTTTCCTGAGTTCGTCAATTAATTCTGAACACTTCTTGTAATCTTCTTCAAATAGATTTTCTCTGTCATTTAGTGCAACATTAATTGCTTCAAATGTCGGTATCTCGTTGAATTGGAGGACGTACTTTTGAACTTCCTCGTACAGAGTTTTTTCGCTTCGATCCTGAAGATACTCGCTTTTTAGATATGGCAGAATCTTTCGCACGTACTGTTCGTTGTGGAACAGGTTCTTCAATATAATCTTCTCCAATTTCTTCATCTTCTGTATTCCCGCCTATAAATTTTTCAGCTTGAGTCATTATTGCTTTATCTAACATCAACAAAAGAATATCACCAGCTATTTTGCAAAATTTAGGATCAGCAATAACATTTTCAAACCCCCTAATGATTTCAATATCAAAGGAAGCTCGAGCGCCCATGTGCCCAAGGTCCTCTCCTATATTAATAGTCCCATAGGAGTATATTATACCTGCAAATGGACCTTTAAGCAACTCTATTGGTAGAATGCCATTTGATGTTACACCAACAGCAACCTTAAAGTATTTGTCTTGCTTGTACTTTCGTTTTCTATTCCAAGATTGAATCTTATCAATATGAGGTTGTAATAACTTACGCATCTTCTTCCTCCTCTTCTTCAATAGAAGCTTCCTCATCATAACTAGAATAGATTGAATTTGCACCATATGAATAGTTTTTCTTAATCCATTCAAGGAAAGTTTTATCCTTTAGAATTTTACTCCAGAATTCTCTGGTATCTGTATCCTTAATGCGGAACTTCTTATCCTCAACTTCTCCAGTCTCAGTATTGACTCGAGCATACCAACCGTTAGATGGTTTAACGACATGACCCGATTCAAGAGCAATTTCAAGTAATCCAGAATACTTGCTGATACCACCTTCAAACATTACAGTAATGGGAATCTTTGCTTTTTCTTTAACATAGCGAGACTTCTCGACGTTGATTATAAAGTTATATCCCAACAACTCAGTACCATCCTTTTCTTGCTGGCGACCAAGAATGAATATATTATCTGCGCTGTAATATGAGCCTGTGTTATGGGTGACAACACCATTTTCTAAAACATAATGTTCTGCTTCCTTTACAGAAAGATCATAAACTTTTCTTTTGCCGACCGAAGTAATACTTTTAATTTTCATAATTTCCTCGTATTCTACTGACAATACCTCCATATCAACTGTCATATTTTTAGCCTCAATCCAATCCGCGCCGCTACCATTATCTCTTACATATGGAATAAGGAATTTATGTTTATCTGAACATATAACTTTATGCCCATCATCAAACTCAATTTCATAACATTCAGGTTCACCATCATCTAGAGTTTCTGGATTCCAGATAGCAGTAACTTCCTGCGGACCATTTAGTGTTTTAACTAAATCGCCAACAACGAAATCTTCAACACTCTTACAAGTTCCATCAGCAAGTTGAATCTTTGTTCCAGCAATTACACAACCACCACCAACAATTGCCTTTGGAAACATACCAATTTCCATATAAGTGTGATTGACAACTACCATTGGAATATCTTTCAACGTCAAATGTGGAGTGACCATGCGGAATAATGATTTAATTTGCTTAGCGCGAGTCATATCACCAACTGACTTCTGTTCAAGAGCATCTTCAACTTCTTTCTTAGAAGCTAGATTACCAATAGAGTCAACAATAATCATCAAATGATCACCACGAGTCACTTCCTTCAACTGATTCATAATATCAAATTTTAGCTGTTCAACATCAGTTAATGGAGTGTGGATAACCCTTTCTTGATCAATTTGAAAAGTCTCAAAGTAACTCTTTGGTGTACCAAACTCTGAGTCATAAAACAGAATTACAGCATCATCATACTTATCAAGATACGCTTTCGCCATCAATAGACTGAATGCAGTTTTAAAGTGCTTTGATGGTCCAGCCCACATTGTTAGACCAGGTGTAAATCCTCCATCAATATCACCAGAAAGAGCAATGTTTAAGGCAGGAATGCTTGTTTGAATCATATCCTTTGCCTGGAAGAACTTCGACTTAGAAAGGACAGCTGAATCCTTGATGGTGGAATTCTTTTTAATTTTATCTAATAAACTCATGATTTCTCCTTAAGAAAATAAACCTTCAAGACTATTTCTTTTTTCAACGTCCCAGTTGATAACATCTAAAACGATCTTCAGAGGTTCAAGAAAAGACTTCTCAAATTGAGTATTATAATCTATATAACCCTCCAAGTCAAATTCTTTAGGAATTGTACTTAGAAAAGATATGATTGGAGTCTGGATCGGATTAGGTTCTTTTAGATAGATGAACTTAATCTTCTCACCTTCCTTGATTGTTTGATATTTCTTTTCCAATCTTTTCTCATTCAAAAGATGATTAAAGATCAATGATCCCTTAACGTGGATTGGTGTTTTAGAAGCATAGATTGATTTTGAATCACCATATTTCTCTAGACCAGTAACACCTCTTGGGAATGCGATATTTTCAGGAGGAAGTTTCTTAAACTCTATTCTGAATTCTTCAATAAACTTGATCAATGCATTCTGATCTTTTTCAATAATAACTTCAAAGGCTTCCTTAATTTTATCACGACATGCTGCTGGTGTTGATGACTTAATTGCTTCAAGTCCCATAATCTTCATCTTTGGTTTTTTATACTCAACACCCTCATTATTATACACATTAATCAAATAACGTTTTTTTGCAGTCCAGATAGCTTTATCAGCAAGAGCCTCGCGCTTCATTACCATCTTCTGGGCATAAGCATTGAGATAATCTTTAAGTTCTTTATAAGAAATATCGATGAATGGTTGAATCTTATCCTCACAGAAACGATCAAGCATGCGAATGACTTTCTTCTTTTCAGTGTCTGTGGGAATCATCTTCTTAACTAAAGTCCCAAGATTTACATAAATTGAATCAGTATCTGATGCAATGATATAATCAATCCCCTTGGTCTTCAATAGTCCATTCAAATAGCCATTTAATTTGCTTTCAATCCAACGAATTCCAAGCTGCCCAGACAATGTGATTGCTTCAGCAATTCTAATATCAAAGAACCTAAACCATTGGTTTCCGATTGCACCATAAGCAGAGTTTAGAGTAACTTTCTTAGCTAATTGAATATTATTAAACTTAGCAATCTGTTTTTCTAGCTCATGCTTCTCTTGTTCACTAACTGACTTCTCCAACTTCTTCTTAGCTTCAATTGCTTTGTTTTTATACATGGCGCGATCTTCATACATCGTTTCCATGATTTCGCAAAGAAATCCCTGCTTTTCTATACTGAAAAGTTGACCATTAGGAGTTAGAGTTAGATTGTATTTCTTGAGTATTTCAGTCGGAATATTTTTATCTAAGAGATTATCAACGTTAATCTTAGGTCCATATTCACCAATATACTTTCTGAGTTCGTCATTGAGTCTATCTGGCTCAATTAAAGTTTCTGGAGAAAGATTATACATCATAATCAGATGTGGGTATAGACTATTCAAATCGAATGACGCAACCCACTCATGCATTCCAAGGATTGGATCCTTAACGAATGCACCAGCATATTGCTCATCTTTCTTTGTATTTTTCTTTGGCGGAATTACTATATGCTTTTTCTTTAGTGCATTATATGTGATTGTGTCCCACATTCTCACTTGAGAGAAAACATCATCATAGTTCACTTTAGCATCATATGCCAAAGTTAATGCCAATTCAATCAACCTGATTTTATCTTCAAGACGTTCAACTAGTTCTACGTCTTTGATATTATACTCGATAAATTTCTGGAAATCTAAACGATATAGTTGATGTAAACTTTCAAATTCAGAATAGTCAATCTTTTTCTCACCAAGCTCAACATTTGCAATGTGATTGAGTGAAAATGATTCTTGGTTTGGATTGGAAGAATACTTGCGATACAGCTCATAATAATCGAGCATCGCAATTCCCATCATATCATAACATTGCTGAGTCTTTCCTTTGAAAGTGACCTCACTCGCATTTAATTTATTCCAAGGAGATAATTTGAGAGAAGTTTCTTCACCATAAAGACGATTAATGCGATTGATTAGATATGGGAAGTCAAAGAATTTAATATTCCAACCAGAAACAATATCAGGAAAATGAAGTGTCCAAAGATTAATAAACTTTTCGATAAGATCGTATTCGTCTTCACATTTAATATAATCCACACTCTCAATATTGTTATTGTAATCACCACAACCAAACACATAGTAAGTGCCGTTGATTGCGATAGTGATTGCAGTAATAGCTTCATTTGCCCGTATTGGTTCTGGAAATCCATTTTCTGATCCTACTTCAATGTCGATATATGCAATAGATAATTGCGTTATGTCCCATTCTACATCATCAGGAAATAAATCGGAAATACATGCATAATCATATTTGGTATTTCCATAGATTGTAAAATTGGAGACTCCCTCATACTGTTTTATGAACTCTCGAGCGTCTCGAATGGAATCAAATGAAATTTCTTCAACTGGATTATTATTGAGATCTTTCCATTTAGAGGGTTTGTTGCTTCTGACAAAAAACTTTGGTTTATAACGAATCTTTTGACGAATCCTCTTTCCTTCTTTTATTCCACG